AAACGGTGGACTAGCAAGTTTTGATTTCTTACAACAAAACAGAGAAACAATGGGTAGACTGTTTGGTGCAGAAATAATGTTTACTTGGCGCCCACAAGACAAAAGATTAATCCTACAAAGAAAAATCAAAGCTGATGACAATGCTATACTGCATTGCTATAACTATAGACCAACTGAAAGTTTACTTGAAGATACATATGCAGGTCCTTGGATAAAGGATTACGCATTTGCTCATGCTAAACTAATTCTAGCAGAAGCTCGTGGTAAGTTTACACAGATTGCAGGACCACAAGGTGGTACTACAATGAACGCAGACCAATTGAGAACAGACGCTCAAGGTGAGATTGATAAATTAGAGATGGAACTAACATTATACAGTGATGGAAGTACTGGTCTCGGATTTGTAATCGGCTAAATGCACTTAAACACAATTCACGACACACATGGCACTTATTGTCAAAACTGTGGATGGGGTTCCCATTGCGGTACTCCGCGATATACTACAATAAAAGATTATATTTGTGACGGTGGAGAATATCGAGATATAAAAATCTGTGATCATTGTAGATGCAAAAAGTGTAACCAAATAAAAAAGATAACTTGACAATTAACGAATAGTTTAGTATAATACACATATGAAGAAAATTATAGGTATATGTGGATTAATAGGACACGGCAAAGACACTGCCGCTGGCTTTTTAATAGAAGAAGGATTTCACCGTATTAGTTTTGCAGGCGTATTAAAAGATGCTTGTGCTAATGTATTTGGTTGGGACAGAGAATTATTAGAAGGATCCACAGACGAAAGCAGAGAATGGCGAGAAACACCAGATGAATGGTGGTCAGCTAGACTAGACATACCAGATTTTACTCCTAGACTTGCATTACAGCAAGTAGGCACAGATGTACTAAGAACACACTTTCATCCAGATATATGGGTAGCAGCATGCGAACGACAAGTTGCTATGGCAGAAAAAGATGTTGTTATAAGTGACTGTAGATTTTTTAATGAACTAGGTGCTATTAAGCGATTAGGTGGCACAACTACAGTTGTATGGAGACATGACAAACCTGTATGGTGGAGCAATGCTTCCACAATCAATAAAGCAAATGCATCAGACAAACCAAAGCATATAGTAGACGGAATGACAAATAGATATCCCGATGTACATAAAAGTGAATGGAGTTGGGCAGGATGGGAATTTGATCTTGAACTTTATAATACTTCCACATTAACAGATTTCAAACAACAAACACTAGATAAACTCATAGGATAAATATAATTAATTACTTTAAGGGATTATATTATGTTTAACAAAGAGTGGTGGGAATCCAAACACGAATCAAAAGAACTTACATTAGGTTGGTTGTACAATGATGGTATTACAAATGACTTTGCCAAAGGATACACAAAAAATTTAACTGACTATTGGTCAGTTGAAATGAGTTTTTACTTACAAAACCAATTTGCAGATGAAAGAATTGATGCTTTATTAAAGAAGGCACACAACGAAGGCTTTTCCAAAATAATAGTTTTAAAGCAAGGCACTACCTTGTTATGGAATTTCCAAGATGAATTTGTAAAGTTTTATGATAATAATCCAGATGCTAAGTTCGTTGGTCACATATTAGACCAAGGAGAGAGTTATTATACTATACACCCACAAGCATTTTTTATTGACCTTGATTGGTGGGCAAGTGTTGGCTGTCCAGAATGGGGCGTCGAACATAGATATGAACTACCAGAGCCATTTGAAACTATAGAGCCAATTAGAAGTAAAGAAAACTGGCATGACGAATACACACCTCATTGGATTGCACCAAGTAAAAACTTAAAAAATTATTCGAGTAAAAGAGGCGGTTGGAACTTAGTAAGAGCCTTAATAGAAGATGGTCAAAAAATACTTTCCTGGAATGAAGGAATAAGAGATGCAAAACATTATTCGTATGCAGAGGTTGAGTATGATGGTCCAAGACATATTCCTGGCGTATTAGATCAGTTGGGTATTGATATATTCTTTATTGCTAATACAGAAACTTTACCAAATTACAAACCTTGGTTTGATTATAGAAAAAAGAATAACCCAGACTGGAACGGAGAATTTAGAAAACTAATGGTTCCTGCGGCAGGGTTAAGTCCACTAATATATGCGTTCATGTTAGACATGCCTAAGGATAGCAAAATCTTTGTATACGATATAAGTAAATTTGCTATAACAATTACAAAACAAATAATAGAAAATTGGGACGGTACTAACTACAGAGAATTTGCAGAAAAAATAATGAGAGATGCTGCTCCTGATATGAATAGAAGACGAGATATATTCAGAGGCGCCGCTCAATTAAAAGACAGTGAAGAAACAATAGACAAATTAAACGAAAAGGGATTTAAAAAGTGGATAGAAGAAGTTCTACCAACATGCGAAGTAATATATCATCATATGAATATTATGGATCCACACAAAATGAAAAGATTTACTAATTCAGTTAAACATGACGATTTTGTATCGTATGTACATTTAAGTAATATATTTCATTATATGCCTACTTCGTTTTATTATGGCCTTAAACAAAGATGGCAGTTACATAACGAATTATTAGATCATTTCAAAGATGTTTCAAACAATAAAAATAATATATTAATATGCTCAGCGTGTCCTAGTGGAACTAGAGGCCAACTAAATTGGATTGACGATTGGGGCACAGATGACTTTGCCAGTCTTCCAGAAGAATCAATAGGAAAGTTATTAAAATGGAACAACACGAAATAGAATTAGAAGAATTTTTAACTAAATGTAAAGAAAAGTCTCATTATTGGGATCTAAATAATCCTGGAGATAAATTTAAAGGTTGGCAAGACAATAAAGGACTAATGCAAGACTACGCAAAATGGATTGCAAAAGAAAGTAATTGTCCTAGTTTAGTAATGAACATTGATGTACCTTATAAGCAAATGGCTCTTGAAGCAGAAAGCCTTATTCATAGATTTGTAAAACATAGAGGTGAGTGGAATCCTGGATGGAGCAGTCTTACAATACATGGACAATCAGCAGAAAGAACACAACCACCTCATTGGTATATTGAAGAAGGATATGATACAGAAGAAACAAGTCCACCAGTGGGATGGACAGACATAGCAGAACAATGTCCAGTAACAGTTGAATGGTTAAAAAATGTTTGGCCGTTTAAAAAGTATAATAGAGTTAGATATATGTTGTTGGAACCAGGCGGATATATACAACCTCATAATGATTATGATACTAGAGCATTGGCGGCATTTAATGTAGCGTTAAGTAATCCTCCGGGCGTAGAATTTGCATTAGAAGAATCGGGACTCATTCCATGGGTACCAGGAGATGCTCGTGCTATTGATATAGGTAGATTGCATGCAGTACATAACAAAGGCACAGAAAATAGAATCCATATGATTATACATGGATTGTGGGGCGACGACTTTCCAAGGCACATTTGCGAAAGTTTTGATGCTCTTTTGATAAATATAGCCTCAGATAACAACTAAGTTAACTCTGTAAACCCCTGATTTAAACAAATCTAAATAAATACATGTATAGTAAATTTAGGCAATAGCCTATTAAAAAAGGAGCTTAACATGGCAAATCTTACTTCACCTGGTGTACAGGTTTCAGTAACAGACGAATCAGTATACGGCCCAGCAGGAGCCGGAACTGTTCCTATGTTATTCATTGCTACTGGTGAGGACAAGGCGGACCCTACCTTAACCGAAACAGATGGCATTGCAAAATACACAAAGTCTGCACAATCAAAAAAACCTATTTTAGTTACTTCACAAAGAGAACTTACACAATACTTCGGAAACATTGATTTCCGTAAAGTAAGTGGTACAGTTCAACAAGGTGACGAAACTAACGAATACGGTCTTTTAGCAGCATATTCATTTTTAGGTCAAAGTTCAGCAGCGTATATAGTGCGTGCTGATGTAAATTTAACAGAACTTAGACCAAGTTCATCTGCACCAGCAGGTAATCCAGCAAACAATACTTATTGGGTAAACCCAACAGGTGCTAGCTGGGGAATCTATGAAAGCGAAAGCAGTGCATGGGTTGAAAAAACTCCAACAATAGAAATTATTTCTTCAGCAGCAGCACCAGCCGTTGCATCAGTAGATGGTAATTATCTAGTTCAAATAGTAAACGATGCAGGTAGTACTAAATTTAATTACTACAGAGGAAGCTCAGCATCTCCAAGTGTTTGGACAGCATTAGCAGATGGCGACACTACATTTGCTCCGCACTACAGTGATCCAACAGGACACGGTGCAGGCAAGGTTTGGATTAAGACAACTGCAAAAACAGGTTTAAAACTTACACCAAGTTTGTTTACAACAACTGCAGGTTCTTTTGTTAATAAATCAGTAACATACTCACAAGATTCAGCTCCAGATGGAACTACAAGTGATGTACATGCAGACGGTTCAGGAGCCGGTTCAGCTCGTACATTAGCAGATGGCGATCTTTGGTTTGATTTTGATGATGCAACATCTAGCATTGAACTTAAACGTTATGTAACAGCAAGTTCTACATGGACAAGCATTGGTACAAGTGGTAACTATCCAGTATCAGTAGCAACTACACAACCAACTGGTAATCCAGTAACTGGTACATTATGGCATGACCCAGATGTAAACGAATTAGCAGTTTACGAAGTAAAACTAGACGGCTCTACTCAAAAATGGAAAAGAGCAGCAGATGTACAATATGTTACATCAGCTCCATTGTTAGACGGCAGCGGTAACGCACTTACAGATGGCGACTATTGGATCGATACAGATGCAAGCGGTTATCCTGTAATTTACAGACACAACGGCTCAGCTTGGGTAGCCAAAGATGCTACAGACCAAAGTACAAGTGCAGGTGTTGAATTTGGCGATATTACAGCTAACGACACAACTGCAGATACATTTGAAGCAACACTATTAGCAGGCTCTCCAGATCCACTATTATACCCAGTTGGAATGACAGGTATTAACATGTGTAGATCAGGTAACACTGTTAAAGAATATGATGCAACATTATCTACAGCTTGGAAATGGCGTAACAAAGCAGGCAATCAAGCAAACGGCAAAGGTTCGTTTGGTAGATTAGCTCAGCGTAAAGTTGTTACAACTGCAATGCAGGCAGCGGCAGGCATGTCTACACTACGTGAAGACACAATAGCATTCCGCTTAATGGCAACTCCAGGTTATCCAGAGTTATATGATGAAATGGTAACACTAAACAGTGACAGAGATGAAACAGCATTTATTATTGTTGATGCTCCATTCCGTTTAAATCAAACTGAAGCAATTTCTTGGAAACAAGGAACAACTGCTACAGAAAATGGTGAAGATGGACTAGTAACATCAAATACTTATAGTGCGGTTTATTATCCACATGCATTAACAACTAACCCTTCATCGGGTGATACTGTTGTTGCTCCAGCATCACACATTGCATTATACACATATGCATACAGTGATAACGCATCATACCAATGGTTTGCACCAGCAGGCTTAACTCGTGGACAAGTACAAAATGCAACTAATGTTGGTTACTTAAACTCAGAAGATGAGTTTGTAGCATTATCATTAACACAAGGTTCTAGAGATGCAATGTATGAGCAAAAGATGAATCCAATCGCAAAATTCCCTACAGAGGGCGTTGTAGTATTTGGACAAAAATCTTTACACCCAAGTGCATCAGCATTAGATAGAGTTAATGTTGCAAGACTTACAGCTTATCTAAGAGAACGTTTTGCCGTAATAGCAAGACCTTACTTGTTTGAGCCAAATGATGAAGATACTCGTACAAACGCTAAAGCAACGTTTACTGGTTTCTTAGCAAACATTATGGCACAACGTGGTGTTTATGACTTTGCAGTTGTATGTGATGAAACAAACAATACGGCAGCAAGAATTGATGCAAATGAATTTTATGTTGATGTAGCAATTGAGCCTACAAAATCAGCAGAATTTATTTATATTCCAATTAGAATCGTAAATACTGGCGAACTTTAAGTTAAAAGTTTAATTTAATTAAAATAAGGGCTACTATAGAAATATAGTAGCCTTTAATGTGACAAATTTTAAATATTGTAGTTTTTGACCAATGTTTTGATAAATACAATATAAGAGAAATACTACAGTATAGTATTATAGGAGAAAACAAATGGCTGTAATTACAAATTTTGGAGTACCAACAACATCAGCGGCAGGCACGACATTAATGCCAAAGCTACAATATAGATTCCGAGTATCATTCACTAACATAGGTGATGGTGGCTTAAAATCAGAAATGACGCAAAACGTTGTTAGTGCATCACGACCAAATTTAACACACGAAGAAGTTGTAGTTGATTCATACAACTCAAAAATGTACCTAGCAGGTAAGCATACATGGGAACCAGTAACAATTGTGTTCCGTGATGACATGAATTCAAATGTTATTAAACAACTTGGTAAGCAATTAAACAAACAAGTTGATCACGCAGATCAATCAAGTGCAATTGCAGGCGGATCATATAAATTTGGTGTAAAAATTGAAACACTAGATGGACAAAATGGTACAACTAAACCAACTACATTTGATGAATGGCAATTAGAAGGTTGCTTTATTAGTCAAGTACAATATGGCGACTTAAACTACGCAGATTCAAATATGGTTCAAGTTACATTAACAGTACGTTACGATCATGCCGCACACATCTTGGATGGTACAGGCGATGCATTATCGGCAGGCACTTTAGGCGCTGCAGACGAAACTGTTACTGGTGGCGGAACTGGCGCTAATTAACTTTAAGTTAATTGCTAGTAAAGGACACATCAAATGGCATTAGGCGATACAGCGTATGTAAAATATGGTCAAGCACTCACCAAGGGTACATTAACTGCAATACCTAGGAATAAGTTTTCCTTTACAGTTAAGTTAATCATAGCAGGTGGTGGTGTTGTAGATCTTACGCGAATTGCAAATGTACAGTTACCAACTTTCACATATAGAACACAAACACTTAATAATTATAATAGTAAAAGCATAGTTCAAACAGGAATAGATTATACTCCTATAACACTTACAGCATACGACACTAAAGATGCTGAATTTGAAAAGTTTCTAAAGGATTATGCTAACCACTATATTACAGGTCCAATGAATCAAGCTGATTATGAAGAATGGAAGATTAATAGTTCAGTAAAAAATAGCTTTGGTTTAAAAACACCAGACGATAATCATTATATAACATCAATGATTATTACAAGAGTTGATGCAACAGTAGGCGATACAGTTACACATTCAAATGTAACAGAAATATTTCATCCGTTTATACAAAACATAGATGCTGATACATTAGACTATTCAGATAGTGCGCCTAGTACATACAGAATTACATTTGGTTATGAAGGATTCAGAATATTAAGTGAAGCAATGAATATTCCTGTTGGTCTCGCTCCTCCTAGTATATTAAATCCACCAACAATCCAACCAGAAGTAAACACCTTTGTTGATCAATCTGCAATACACACAACAAGACATCCAGAAATAAAATCAAATAAACCAGAAATTCAACCAGTTCTTGAAACCAATAATCAAGCAGTGGTTACTAGTACCACTACTAGCAGTTTTAGAGGAACTGTTCAAGGAGTGTGGGGGAATATGTCAGAGAGACTTGCAAGAGCAAATGAGATTGTAGCAGGTGGACAACTTGCAGGCGATACTGAATTTGCTCCTGGTAAAAATCAAATTGTTACAAAAGACGGTGTTAGATACATAGCACAAGTACCCGAATCAGAAATTCACTATACAGATACAGATCCAGACACATTAGGCGAATTATAAATGCCGAAGTTCCAAAACGGAAAATTCATACCTTCTAACCCGGATAAATACTTAGGTAAAAGAACACCACATTACAGAAGTGGATGGGAATTAGCAGTATTTCGCATGTGCGATAATCACCCAGCTATATTAGGTTGGGGAAGTGAAACACACAGAATCCCATACAAAAATCCACTTACTGGAAAGAAAAGCACATATGTT